CAGCTCCATATGGAACACCGTTTGGGAACGGAAGCCGGGCCATCACTCCGTTCCCCGCAAAAAATTTTCAACCTTACTCCCCCGAGGATGCCCGTAACGCCGGAAATACTCTTCGTCTGACATGATACCACGGTCGTTATGGCCGGGAATGTACCGGCCGCCATCCGCTTCAAGCCCCATAGCCGGGATGGCATTAAGCTGCCTGCCCACATTGATTCCGAACTCCTTCTCGATTTCGTCAGCCGCGACCTCGTATTTTTCAGTAATGAGCGAATAGAGCCTGATACGGTCCTCGTTATTCATCTCTATCCGGTTTGAATACCTGAATTCCAGTCCTGCAGGAATATATCCGATGGCTACCAGCCGGGGGATTATCTCCTCATTCATGACATTCTCGATATATCTGCGGTAAACCTCGATACGGTCACGGAAAATGTCCTGATGCGCCTTGGTCGAACCCACATACGACTGCATTCCTCCGGCCATGGACTCGGAGCCGAGCACAAGGTTGGCAACCTCCTTGTTGACAAAGTCAATCAGTCCGGTATATATCTTTTCCGAATTGGACATGGTGAAGGTCTTGATGTCCACCTCATCCTCGATGCCGGTGACCACGACCTTGTTCTGTGCCGCATTGGCTATTTCACCGGCCAGCCGTTTGCGGTCGGCATTGCTCTCACTGACCGTCTTTCCATGAATGATCGGTTGTCCGTAGGTGTGGGAGAAGTTAACATAATTGGCCACCGTGAACTTTTTGGCGAGTATCAATGGCGTTGTGGCAGAAAAAAGCCCAAGGTCCCCCGACGTCACCAGCACATAACAACGGTGGTAGGCCGGATTGCGCAAATCCCAATGCGGCTCCCATAGCCCCTGCCTTTTCAATACGACTCTCTGGTCCGGCAGTACATTGCGCCGTTCGATGATGTTGACTTCCGCCAGCCTGCCTGTTCCGGAATCAACATACGGCATGATTTCGAGTAAAGTATACCCGTAAAGCTTGGCTTCCACGATACCCTTGATTATCTTGTCAAATTGCGAGCCCTGTATCTTTTGCGAGTTCACCACGTCTTTGGTATATTTCCCTTTCCCGTTCACATGCGCAAGCATATAACGGTCACCAAGTATCTGACTCTCCAAAGTCTCGACCACCGACCGTATATGCGCATCCTGTTGCAGGCAGGCCTCGTATAAGTCAATGAGCCTGGCACGGTCATCAAGGATGTATCCTGAACTTATATCCTGGCGGCATGAACGGTAGCGGTTGTTGCGTTCGATTTCGCGGACATACTCCTGAATGGTTTTCTTGGAGGTCCTGAATATGCTCTCCAAAAGCTCCCCGTTGAATGAATTGTCCGATGTCACCATATTTTTTTGCTTTTTTACCTAAAGAGTAGAGCGCAGGCAGGAGAGAAGTTTTGTACAAAAAAAAGTATATGAAAAACAAGCTTCTTAATGCTTGATTTGCAAAACGAAATAACACAACCAAATATATAGATATTTCGATTTAAATTTTATGTAAACTGCTTATTATCAACGACAATTAATTGAATGAAAACAAAAAAACAGTCTTGTTTTTTTTGTGATATTTCACCATAAAAAGATATATATTTGCACAATGTTGAATACAAAATTGAAAACAAAGGAAAAAAGAACATGAAAGAAGAAAAGATTTCCTGCCGGACAGTCCGGTACAGGGAATTCCCCGATTTGCTTTTTGGAACGTCACAGGAGGACGGACCGGTCTATTTCGACGCAACACATTTTATCCGGGTCCGAGGAGACGCATGCCGGCACAACGTCCGTGACTTCCGCGCCTCTTTCCATCATTGGATAACAGCGCTGACGGATGTTTACGGAATAGACAAGGAGAATATGATTATCCGTGACGAGGCGTCGGGACATCTGTTAATTGATGAATGTCTGGCTCTATTATTTGTCGTTTACATCGATCCTGCATTCGGTGCCTACCTTCTGGAGCGCATGTCCGAATTGCTGTCCGGTGGATTTACCGTTTCAGACACTTGGCTGGTACAGACTGCCTGCCTTAGATTTACAAAGGAGGAATTAACGCAAATATTAGGACAACATGAGACGTAGTACATTTAAACGGCCGAAAATGGTGCTCATTTTCAACGGGGCACAGGTTCTTGTCGCCATTACGCGCTCGTTGCATAGTGCGGCGGAACTGACAAAAGGCAACTTGCAGGCCATTTCATTTTGTTGCACGGGCAAGTACGTATGCAGCGGAGGGCTCTATTTCAGACATCTGCATCCGGATGTCGAGATCGAACTGTCCGACCTTGGCACGCTGATGCTGAAGGATTATGATGCCCTTTGCGGTGAAAAACGTACATACTATCCGGTACGCAAAATGGCCCACAAGCGGGCCTTGCTTGAAAATAAACATAAATCTGACAACAGGAAGAAAGGAGGAAATGACAATGAGAGAGAATAGGAACATTCCGTTTCGGGACTGGAACATACGGGTTTCCCGAGACCACAGCGGCCATCTGCACATCTGTGCCATGGACGTATGTAACATACTTAAACGTAGCGAGCTGCTTGAAGACGGGGCTATCGCCCGCATCTGCCCGACGGCATTGAGGATCAGTTTCCGGAAGAACGGACGGGAGCAGTGGAGTTTCCGGCCCGTTGATATGCGCAGGCTTTTGCGTATGGTGTGCAAGGAGACTATTATACCCCGCGACATACTCGACGAATTGGAGGCATGGGGCAACCAACTTCTGGAACAGGAGTCTGATGATCGGCACGCCGCAGCCCGGAATGACATAATCCTTCATTTCAAGGAAGGGTTTCCTGTCACATTCCGGCGCATCGGCGACAAACTGATGATCAACGCCACACAGATCACGATGCATTTCGGGAAGATACCATCCGAGTGGCTCCGCATTGCCTCTACAGATATGCTCCGCAGGGAGTTGGCGGGTAACGGACGTACCGGAAAGTATGAGTCGCAAATCTTCACCACGCGTGGACGTGGGCATGGAGCGACCTGGCTGGAATCCCCCCTTGTCATACCGTTGGCCCGGTGGGTCGCACCGGAAGACCTGTCCCTGGCGGAATGGTGTGGTGAAGCTATTGAAAAACTGTCCATGAGACGCCCGACGCCCGCCATTCGTGAACATCCGAAGCCGGCGCCACCCAATATGCCTTGTCTGGATTGTCCTATGCCACAAGACATGGAGGGGGCAAAGGAACTGATCCGGGAACTACGGAAAGTGGTGCGCGACTCCATGCCCAAAATTGTCTTCTACGAGGAGTTCATCGAGAACAGGGAGTGGTTCAAGAGTACACGTATCGCCGACGAGCTCGGTATCTCCCCGCGACAGCTGCATCAGTTTCTTGCCGAGGAAGGAATCTGCAAGTACGAAAAACGGCAGTGGGTGGTCTTCCCCTCCTGCCGGGCATGGCAATGTGATGTCCCCTACACATGGGAGAACAGCCGGGGAAAGGTATATACCTTCGGTTCGACAAAACGTTGGACGCAGGCTGGCCGTGAATGCATCATAGAGTTATGGCGGAAAAAGAATCCGGAATACCATTTACCGGGTGCATAACGATGGAGACAGCATTACAGCGGATAATCCGCAAGACAGGAAGGACTCCGGTGGAATGCCGCTGTCCGCTATGCCGGCAGCAATGCCGCACCCCGTGTCTTGGTACGCCGGAAGATGTACATTTTTCCGGGACGGCTTATACGGGCTGCACTCCGTCGGATTCAAACCTACGGTAGGAAAACCGTCATACACACCATCACAAAGGAGAACCTGAAATCCAGCCAATCACTCTCCTGGAACGAGGCCGGGGAGTGGGGCTGGACGAACGGAATGCCGGTACGATACGGGAGACCTGCCAGCTGATGGAGAAATAGTCAGGAGACGGCTCCGTGAATGATGCAAAGATATAACCCGTTAATTCCTCCGCGCCGATTTCATGGAGCCGTCTTTTATCAATTCATATCAATTGAAAACAATTTGCACCAGTCATGGCTATCCTTACCATGAAACCAAATAAAAGCAATGATATGGAATTAAAAAGCAGAATGACCGTCGAAGAGATGGCGGCACACCTGAGGGAACATACCGGCAAGTTCGCCAACCGGGTTTCCGTGGGACGTTATGCCAGGAAACTGGGTTACTCCGTGTATAAACCGATGCGAAACGGCAAAATATGCCACTTCTATGTCAATCCCGCAATAAGGGATGATGAAACGGGAAATTCACAAACGGACGTGTCCGGGAAATAGCGCGCCATGAAAGGGAATAATGAAAAAAAAACGGCCGTGATACCGTTTCTGAAATGCTTCAGCGGACTGCTGGGAGCGTTTTCACCGGAAGAGGTCATATTCATGGTGTACATGGCGGAACGCACGCGTCTGCGGGAGAAGGGATATGATACTTTGCGTAGCAAACGATATCATATGGAGAGTATGGAGATCGGTTCGCGCCTTTTTGATAAATGCGTGAAGAAGGCAACATGCATGGGGTTGCTTAAACGGGTTCCGCTTGGCGGAATGTATGACTATCTCTGGGATATGTGCGCTTATGACAGACTCGTGAAAATACTGGCGGAACTGAAAACATCCTTTTGTACCAAGGCATTCTGCCGGCAGGTGTTTGATGTGGAAAAAAGAACTGTGATGTCCGTCTCTGACAAGGAGGTTTACCGCTGGAAGGAGAACGGACAAAAGCACGGAACATGTCCGCCCTGAAAAGAGGCACATGGAAGAATAACAGACGGTATCATTGCATTGCCGTCTGTTTTTTTATGTCCGTATCCATATGCGACAAACAACAGATGTCAATTTGAAACAAAATATGGCGCCAGGGAGAGAAGCCCCGGACGCCCCGTTTTTTTACCTTGAAGATGATACAAATGTACCGGATGACTGAGACGAGGGGTGTTACAAATGTAGCAACAATACTATAAGCAGTATTATACAAGAAGAAGATGGTAGATGTACTTTTTTCTTTGGAGCAAAGAAAAAAGATACCAAAAAAGAAACAAATGGATGTCAGACGGCATCGCCGTCTGTTTTTGTTTTTATAAGGGAAAGAACCAAAAAAAGAAAGGGCTGCTCCCCCTTCAGATTCCTAAAGGAGAGAACGATAAAATAATATTCTACCCCTGCTGTCGTGCTTATCGCCTGACATCCTTGCCCCGGTTCAGCTTGACGATGGAACGCACACAGTCACACACCAGTTCGGCATCCTTACGCTCCCTGAAATAGTTGCCGCATTCCAGGCGCTTTCTGTCTGACGGCCGGCTGCTGTCCCTGCATTCACAAATTTCCAGGACATCATTCAGGTAATAGTATTTCCCGCCACGGTTAATACGTATTTCCAGCGGTTCAAGGCGTTTCAGCCGTCCGTTCCACACAATCCCTTCCCGGTGCAGCGCATCGGCAAACCGGCTGCGGGCACTGGTTCCTATCGGGGTAATCTGCCAATTCTCCGCAACGCCGATTTCCTCATGCAGCGAATGACGCAGGGTACCGTCCTCCTCCATCAGGCAATACAGCACAAGATTTCCTTTCCTGTCGATCTCCTTGAACGCCCCCAATATGACATGCCCGTCCAAAAGACTCACTTTCACCTGCTGCCCGTCTTTGGGTATGTACATGGATTCCGACAATGCGCCTTTGCGCCTGTCCCATACCAGATGCCGTTTGTTCAACAGACGCTGTACCGCAATCTTCTGTTCCATATCCGCTTCCCGGCAATCTTTCAGGGGCATTACGACATCGTCCGTAAGAAGCTGTCTGTCCGCTGTCACCCTGACCGGGACTGAAATACACTCGCCGGAAACATCCCCCACAAGCCCCGTCTCCAATGTTGCCTCATTGAACACGACCACCCCCTTGCTTATGCAGAGTTTGCCCGGAATATTCCTGATATCCTTTCTACGATATGGTTTCATTATTCATCCTTTTCTTCGCTTCCTTCCTGTAACATTCAAAAGCCATATTTTATACATAAGAGAAAAATTATGGCAAATATACACAAATCCATCAAAAAAGACAGGCGTTTAAATACCAATTATCAAGATTCTTATACAAAAACACAAAAAACATACAAAAAAGTCAAAACTCATACACATGCATTACTGTATATATTCTATATGGTTAATAAATAGGCTGTTACATTGTAATCCTTACCGATGGGAATCCCTTTTTAACATGCTGTTTTACAGGATTCAACAAGCCGTTTCTTATCGGTACAATTAAGAATATACACCAAGAGCCGGAGTACTTTGGCACTATATATTTATGCCTCCATTTCCGATATTCCCCAAAACCGGCCTTACCCGCAAGAAACGAAAGTCTTCTGAAAGTCTGTATATCCATGAAAACCGGAAGTATTTGTATCTGTGGCTTGGCATGTCTTATAAATACCTGAATAACAGTTATGGTTGTATTTAAATCCGCTGCAAGTCCATGTCCCGTTACTATATATTTTTTGACGTCTACTTACAATTTTATGACATGGCCCCATATTGGGTCGTTTTAGAAAACGGGATTTGGAAAAATGCCCCGAGGATAGAAATCGAATCCGCACCTTGGAGTACACCCACCCGTTTCTTTTTAAAATTGTTACTATATTGATTTACAATAAGTTGATTGTTTTACTTTTATATAAAGTAAACATAAAACAGACCTTGTTATTATTGTTAGTTACAAAATGAAAGCTATATATTTTTTTTCATTCTGTTTTTATCTAATTTGGATATTTATTCAGACCTATACCATTGATAATTAAATACATAGTAAAACTTTCATTTTAATATACATATAGAAACGGGCTTTTTTCGTTTTTTGCAATGAAAAAATTTTTTTTCTCAAAAGTTATTGTTTTATATATTATTGATATTCAATGGTTTAATAGTAATCTTCGCGCGTATGCGTACCATATTTGCAAAAGGGTTGCTTTTGAAACAATCTAAAAAAAAATCTCAAAAAGTTTTGCAGTTCTGAAAAACAGTTTTATAATAGTCATGTACTCGAAAGCCAAACAAACGACAAACAAGTACGGAGAAAAAAAGAAAAAAAATAGATAACTAAAAAACAGATTTAAAAAACAGAAAAACAAAGACCGCCAAGAGCGAGAAACAAAAAGCCTTTTTTGTGGGAAACCTATTTTTGAGGCTTGGAAAATCAAAAATTCGCCTGTTCGCTTTGGAGCGATTAAATAGGGTGTT